GCTTGCCATCTCATATGACCTATGCTGGCTGCTGGGCATGCAAACATGTCTAATTCAGCGCCAAGATAATCAGCTACTAGTTTTCCATAAACATGATTTAGTCGATACTCTTTGTTTTTAAGATATTGTATGCCAGAATCTTTTTCTGCATGCGACAACGGATCTTCTAATTCAGCCCCAAATGCACAGCTACAACCCAATACCACCACTCTTTTAAATTTTTTCATTTGACATCCTTGTCTGACTTTTATAATTTATGAATGTCTGAAATGAGATTTTTAATTATCTATAAGCGATTGATGTAATGAACCCGTTGTTGACTGCGGCGTTGGGATTGTTGACATAGCCTTCACCGGCTGTGACTACCACAGCACCCGATAGTGTGCCAGCTGATGCAGTGGCATAGGCAGTGGCACCAGTACCTTCGCCCACAATGTCAATGTTTGGAAATGGTGTAGAAATCCACTCGCTGCCTTGATTGTTTATGGTAACGTTGGTCACGTTGCCGCCGCTGACCAGCACATTGCCAACCTTGGCCTTGTAACCATATTGATTGACTTCAAAACGAATGTAGTTATGGTAACCTTCTACATTGAAGTAATCACGCTTGAGCTGATTGATGTATTGTTTTTGATTGCCTATATCGTACCATGGGCCTAACTGTGTACTTGATCCCTGGGCTTTGACGTTGCCCGAAAAGTTATCAAATGTCATCTGGAATGTAACCAGGGGGCGACCTTGTACATACACAGCAGAAGTGTGATTGCGGTTGGGGTTGCTGGCACTGATTTCTGGTTGTGTGGGCACAGTCATTATTTCGCTGGGCACAAATGCAGGATACACAGAATCCACAACATCTGCTGTGCCGCGACCGCCGGAGTAGGCATTGGTAAACACAGGCTCGTACAGTTCACTGGTCACGGTGTTACGATCCAAGCTCCATCCCACCGGCTGTGCATCTACAGTATCCAGTTCGGTGCTGAGCAGGGTAACTTTGGCTCGTCCTGTGGTGGCACTCAGGATTTCCAAATCTTTGCTCAACAACAGTATGTCACCATTGGTGCTGATCAGTCTGAAAGTGATGGTACTGCCTGAAATGTTTACAGGTTTCTCATCTTGATTAACAAACTCAAATAATATGACGTTGTCCACGCCACGATGTATCTTTAAATTTTTTGCGTACACAGGTTGCCACCTCCGTTTGAATGTGTCACCCACACCTGAGGTATCAATCAATAATACCTGTTGCTTTTGCTGATATAAATAGGCAGTGGTTGAATACATTTATAATTTCCTCTAGATATTTATGGGCACAGAAATCTTCGCTAAAATAGCAGAACGCTACCCTTTTATCACTTTCTGCACCTACGCTGGCAATGAGTACATAGGCGTGGTGCAAAATCGCGATGATGCGGTCACAACTATCTACGACTTTGGAAATATACAACACGCAGAGCTTAAAAAACTATTTCTAGAGCTGGCCAATCAATGGTGGTGGGAAAGCAATCGTAGCATACCAATAAACATATTTTTAAAGGCTGATTGGGAGATTTTCCGTCCTTATTTGCGTACTTTTGTCAATAAAGATCTGGAAATATTGCATGGTCCTGCCACGAGCCTGGCTGACATAGCCCGCAAAAAAAGCAAACGTAAATCAATAACTCTAGTGCGTAGAGTCGAGTAGATTCATGTGCAAGGCCACCAAAGATGCATAGCTGATGGCATGTGCTTTTTTGAATGTATATCCTCTGCTGTCATCACCATCCCACACTGATTCAAATACTTCTGTCCAGGGCTTGTTTTGCAAGTGTGCTTTGCCTGGACGGATGATAGATATAAAAGCAGCCATCCTGGGTATAGAGTCTGGCTTCATTGAAGCCAACAAATCCACATAGTTGCCCACGTGTACCAACTGAGAGGCCCAGGGTTGGTCCATCCATAGTCGTTGCCATGGAGGTTCCTGTGCCAACATTTGTTCATAATGCACAGGATCTTGTACGAGTTTATAAACGCTCATATTCAGCAGATCAATCTTGAAGTACCCACGTTGTTCTGCTTCACGATAATCTACACTGGAGCAGTTTAACAACGGATCTCTGGGTATTGCTGTGACATAGATTCCAGAGTTATGCAAACGACTCTGCCCGTCGTTGTCTTGTCTTGCTGGTATATGTTTTATTAACTTTAGTATGATATCTCTATCAGCCAAGTCAATGTCAATATCTGCGCTCATTACCAGCCTGCTTTCTTTAGCATCTCTTTGGCATACTCCTGATCTGCTGGATAGTCGCGAAACTTTTTCTGCCAGAATTCAGGATCAATCCAAGGCCACACAATTTTGCTTTGATCAGGATCCATGTTTTCTAACCACCCCTGCCCACTTTCACAGTTATACAGTACCCAGGCACTGATACGTCCAGTGCTGACAGCATAAGCTATGGTGTTGTCATTGCCAAACCGCAAGAAGTCGTGAGAAGGATGGTCATGTGTTTCATTCCACTTGATCGAATATTCTATTGCTCTAGTCAGTGCATCTGTCACTGATTCCCGGCGAAGATAGTCTGTGAGATATTCTGTATAGGTTGCATCACGACACCAGTGATCAATCTTTTTATTTTTTTCCACTACCCAATCAATGAACCTTGCAGTGTTTACAGCATTGATAGCCACACAGTGACGTCCAAATTTAACAAAAGCACGATAGTAAGGACTACGAGCAAAGTCATCAAAAGTTTTGAGCTTGGCACTGCCTTGAGTCATTGTGTAAAACCGTAGATACGCCTGTAGCCCAAGTTGCACTCCACGATCCGTTTGACTTTGATAACGTTGTTTTTGTTCGCACACATGCACAGCAAGACTGGTTTCTCGCTGGAACGATTTCTCGCAGTACTGACACACATAGTCAGTCTTTGTCTGTGTGGCCGTGCTCACGTTGATACTCCTTGATGTCTTTTTTTGTTACAAAGTTGGCCAGCGTTTCGATGTCTGATATTTTCATTGCAGGAAACTGTTCTAACAAAAACTTCTTGACTTCATTGCTACCTGCTTCTTTTTTCTTGGGGGCGATCCATTGATGACGGTGTGTGCCCATGCCAGGGCTCACTGCTGTAGCGGCTAACCATTGTAGCTTGGGGTGTTTGTTTATGGCAAAGAAGTGTTTGTTTAATCTTTCATTGGTGGAGATAAGATAAAACTCTTGCAATTCTGAGGATCCATGCACAGCCGAGCCCCAACGTATCATGAGATAGTTTGAAAACTTTTTGCGTTCTTCGTCAGTGAGACTGTCGTAGAATTTGCGATTCTTTTGATCGAACTGCGTCATCTCATTTTGTATTGATAGTTTTTCCATTACCATGCTTTGTTGTAATCAATGACTTCACAGTTCCTAGAAATGTCTTTGACAAAGTACACACAATCAGGTTCTGGATCATTGTTAAGTGGAATACACAATATCTGACCATTCTTAAGTTTGGGGGCATACCAAGCCACGTCGTGATAGACATCCACAATTTCTATGTCAAGAAAACTGGGGCGGAAGCTGGTCAATGGGTTGAATTGAAATGCTTTGAATCCTCGATCATTGATTGACGTCAGTGGTAACATTTCTAGATCACCAAGATCAGGTTCGCCAATGAGTATTTGCCAATCAATGGGCATGCGTATTTTATACTCGCCAATCTGTAACACCAGGGCTGGTGAATTAAAACTTTCTAAAAAGATCAGCGGAATGTAGTGATAGTCTGGATCGCTGGGATCAGAATTATCCAGGATAGCAAATCTCATGTCATCTACCTCTTCGGGCAAAGTATCCAAATCATAAGCTGTGTTGTCTAGAGTCAATATTTTCATAGTATCCATTATACAATATAATTTTTGTAGCCGCGACCTAATATTACACCATAATCTTCGGCCGCTAATATAGCAAATCCTTGCCCCAATAAGTAAGGAACCACTGCACCACCTTTGCCTATAAACACTCCATTGTATTCATAGGTATCATCTACACAGACCACGCATCTCTGGCTCAAATGAGGTAACAAGTTAACCATCTGAGTGATGTGTGCTGTTTGAGAATTTATGTTGTTCATAACAATGCCTCTTGACTGGTACCATTGTATTTGATCCTGTATCATGGCCTGCTTACGATCTGTGCGCCAATCCCAGTCAAAGTTATCAAGATACAGCACTCGTATTTTAGAATCTTGATAACTTTGGGTCCAGGCAGTGCCCTCGGCCTGTACAAATTCAACCAAATGCGAGTGCTCTATTGGAATTGTTTTTTTCAGTCGTTGTCGTGCGGTTTCGTCGAGATCTACAGAAATAAATTTCATATCATGTGTGTTGGCCAGATCTGCAAAGTACGCACTGCTACCTTCCCAACGATCGCTACCAATCTCTACAATGACCTCACCAGGGAACTTGCCCAAAAGGTGTTGTCCTACTTGTTGGTACAATTTACCCAAGAGTCATCCACTCCAGTTTTTCATGTGTGAAAGGATACCTTGCTTCTTTGTAAAACTGTTTGCGTTTGGTCAAGTGTCTTTTTGCGAACTTGCAGGTGGAAGTGATGTCCCAGATTTGTACATGGTCTTTGTCTTCTGCTTTTCTAATACCTCGCCCAATCGATTGTATAACTCGGACAAAGCTCTTTCCGGGTTCCACAAGCACCAGATTGAAAATACGAGGAATGTTAATACCAACAGCAGCCACACCATAGGTAGCAACAATAATTTTATCGGTAGCCTCAGCCACTTCGTCATATTCATCCTGTCTGTCCTTTGCTTTGGTGGCGCCTGATACAAATACTGCACGATCGCCCAGTCGTTTGACTAGTTCTTGACCTGCTGTAATACGATCTACTAGCACCAAGGTGTTGCCTGTTTCATTGACCTGCCGTATTAGGCTGGCCATGGTATCCAATCGACCAGATTCTTCTAGTAGATACTTGAGCTCTGATTGATAGTTGTTGTATTCTACATGGTCTACCAACTGTACAATGTTCACATGGCACTGTGCCAACACACCTTTATCCTGTAACTCAGCGGCAGCCAAACGGCTTACCACAGGTCCAAGGCTGACATGTATGGCTTGAAACTCAAAGTCTTCTTTGGGTATAGTACCGGTCAATCCCCAGCGAATTGGCACTTGCGCCATTACACCTGTGAGCAAGGTTTTCAATGCATCGGCTTTGGCCATGTGTACTTCGTCTACTATCACACACACCACACCTTCAAGAAATTCGCCAATGGTGATCTCTGCTGATTGATTCTTTGTGTTCTTGAGCAACACGTTTAGGCTCTGCCAGGTACAAATAGTATGCATGCGACCAAACTCTTTACGGTCGCCAAAGAACACACCTACATCTAATCCCATGTTGATGTAGTCTCGTTCTGTTTGCGTAACAAGACTCTTGTTGGGCACGATAACTATGCTACGTCCATAGGGTGTGACTGCATGACTCAGTGCGGCTGTCATAATTGTTTTACCTGCACCAGTGGCCACTTCTTGTAGGCACTGTGGGTTAGTCAAGAAGTTGTTGACGATATCCACTTGATAGTCACGCAACATGATGGGCTCGCCAGCCTGCGGATGCCCTTTGGGCCAGACGATATCTTTAAACGTGTCTTCGGCTACTTGTTGGAATTCAAATGTAGTAGAATATTCTCGCTGATCATCCAGTTCAATGTCGTAGTCGTACTCTTCAAGAATGGGGATGATCTCAGGTAGGAGATTTACATAAGTGCTACCACCCAACTGAAAGTAACTGACCTTGCCGTCCCATCGGCCCAATCGTACTGCTGGAAGATAACGAGCGTAAGGAACATCGTATTTAAATTTATTAACCAAGGATCTGCGGGCATCTAACTCAAGCCCTTCAATCTTGATATTAACTTCATCACGGATTATAATTGTAGCTGTTCTCATAGATATTTGGTCAGTTCAGGAAAAGTTTTGTTAAAATCAAGTCCGCGATATTGATCGTGCTGTTGCATCTTGTTCTGAAATGTTTCGAAATGTTTGCTGTCGTTTTCGGTTGTCACAAGCTCTGCCCACACCCGTACATCATCATGACTACTTGTATTTAGATGATTGGCTATGCTTTTGCAAACTTCCAAGGGCCAGACTGTGGGTCTCATATGAACGGGATTGTGTACACGCCCGAGCCAGGGCCTGGGCAAACCCATAGTATAACACCAAGAAACAAATTCGTCAAGGTAGTAAATATTATAGGCACTCACGGTATGACTCACACTGAGTCTGACATTGTCTAACTGTTTTTCTTTATCAATATATTGAACAACATTGTCAGTTAGTTCATTCCAGATAGCTGGGTATCGAATGTATTCATATCGGTCGCCAACACCGTCAATGCTCAGTTGCAAATCAATTTCTTTAAAGTGCTTCCACAGCCTCCACCAAGTTTCATCAGGAAATATAGTTCCGTTGGTAGTATAGTGTAATGAAATCTCTTTTGCTCGGCCAGTGTTGATGTAATAATTCAATAAATCTTGCTGTTCTTTAGTGCCGCTTAGAAAAGGTTCGCCACCCGGTATGTCAACATGGATCATGTGTGGTGCATGTTCTACAAAGTCTGTGACAAAATTATTTTTGTAGAACTTGTGGTGCGGAACATCAATTTGATAAAGATCAAAGTATTCCTTTTGCCACCGACTGGATGAATGTGGGCCACAAGTTATGCATTTAAGATTGCAAGTGTTACCAAATGCTATGCTAGATGTTATGAACTGGTTGCTTTCCAAATCATAATTGTCGTAATGTTCTTTCCATCTGGTGTAATCTAATATTCGTTTGCTTTCGATGCTGTTATCTTCTTCTATTTTGCATCGCTCGCAACCAGCTGGCCATTCGCCTTGTTTGAACTGTTGCTTGATCTCTGCAATAAACTCACTGTTAGCATACTCGTGTATTGAGCTATTTTGTATATTAAATTTTTGAGTGTAGTGGTTTGTTCGGAATTTGCAACAAGGAGTCACATCGCCTGTTGGGCTGATGTCAATATTGGTCCATGGTGAATAGCAAAAAGGCATAATTTAGTATAGCATACTTAGTAAAACAAAGTCAAAAAAACAGGCACCTTTTTAGAGGTGCCTGTGTCAAAATTGGAACGTCTAGGAGCTAGACTATTGATGACGTCCCAACTAATACTGTCAATGTTTCATGACAGTATTTTCGGCTAGTGCTCTCCAGTTGGAGCTCACTTTGGTCAAGTC